CAATCCTTCGTCTGGAAGTTACACATCTGATAGATGGAAACTTATTCACGATGGAACAGGTGCAACCAGAACGATTAGCCAGCAAACTTTCACCGCTGGCACAGCACCAGTTAGCGGATATGAAGGCCAATTCTTTTATCGTTATGCTGTAACAGTTGCGGGAACTGGAAATAACTATCAAGGTTTTTTTCAACCAATTGAGGATGTAAGAACATTAGCAGGACAAACAGCGGTGATTAGTTTTTGGGCTAAGGCTGGCTCAAATCTCTCAATGCCGATTGAATTGGTTCAGGTTTTTGGTTCAGGCGGGTCAGGGGATGTTTATGCTTCATTAAGTTCATCAAGCATTTCATTAACTACCAGTTGGCAACGTTTCTCAGTTACCGCAACTGTCGCTAGTATAAGCGGAAAGACGATAGGAACTAATTCCTTGCTGCGTTTAGGTTTTTATGCACCTGCTAATTCCACAGCCACAATTGATTTGTGGGGCGTTCAACTAGAGGCTGGCAACGTAGCCACCGCGTTTCAAACCGCAACTGGCACACTTCAAGGCGAGTTAGCCGCGGCTATGAGATATTACTATGTAGCAGCGGAAGGAACTAATAAGCCGCTTGGCATCTCAACTACTGGTTCAGCGACTTTAAATTATGGAATTATTTATCATCCTGTGCCAATGAGGACAACGCCGACACTTGTGCAAACAACTGGAACAAACTATTACAGTTTGACTAATGGTAATTACAATTCATTCACAGGAATAGACCAAACGACAGGAAAAGTAACTGAAATTTACGTTTCCACGTCTGGTCTGACTGCTGGACAAGCAGGCTTGGCAAGATGTAACAATGCTTCATCCTCAGTAGCCTTTAACGCGGAGTTATAAAATGAAACCTACTTATACAGAAATTGACACACCGAGCGGTGGGAAATGTATCCGCGCTGAATATGAAAATGGCGTTGTGCATTTGATACCTGCCGATGATAGCAATTCAGACTATCAACGCTATCTGCGCTGGCTAGAAAACCCAGATGCAGAGGAAAACGGCACAATCTCGTAGGATATGGCCAAACTGTGCAAAGCAGGGCAACAGCTTCGCGAGCAGATTGACGACCTGTATTTAGACCGCGACCGACGCAGCGACGGCTGGATTGGCGATATCCGCCATTCAACACGCAAGTCAGACCATAACCCTGACCCTAAATCGGGAATTGTTCGTGCCATAGATATCGACGTTAATTTGGGCAAACACCCAGAAGAAGTTTTTGACGTGGTTGAGAAGATTAGAAAATGTGCTAAACGTGGGGATAAGAGGATTGCTTACATAATCCACGACGGCAAGATAATGAGCCCGATTCTTAATTGGAAGAAAAGAAAATATAGGGGCGTGAATCCTCATCGGGCGCATTTTCACGTCAGCTTTACAACTCTGGGAGACAATGACGGCAGTTGGTTCGACCTAGAAGGAGAGAGAGAAAATGGCAGAATTGAAAATGATGGCGGGAAGCTGGCTGAAGACGTTCGTGGCGGCAGCTCTGGCGACTTATATGGCAGTCGGCCTAGATGTAAATGCGATTGCAAATGCGGCAGTAGCATCAGTCTTGCCTAGCATTATCAACTGGCTAAACCCTAACTATTCAAGATACGGCAAGGTTCGTTAATGAACTCGGTGAACTGGGGCGACTTGGCGGCTATGTCCGCAGTTGTTGCGGCAATCCTTACTGGATTGGTTTACATAATCAAGAAGGAAACCGCCCCACTAGCCGACCGAATTGAAAAACTTGAAGACACGAACTTGGAAATGCTCGCAATTATCAAGGCTCTAGCTTTAACATTAAAGCCAACAAAGGGGGCAAATCGTGGCAACAAGAAAACGCGTCGCTAAAAAGACGAAAAAGGTGGCAAAACGTCGCCGCACGACTAAAGACCCGATTTTAACCAAACTTGATTTTTGGGCTATTGCAGCTAAAGAAGTTTACGACGCGTGCCGAAAAGCTGGGATGGATGAAGGAACCGCTTTGGCGTTTGCTATGGATAGGTCAAGTTACCCAGACTGGATAGTTGACCCGAAAACGCCCGAAGTCAAACCCTTCGACGATGACGAGGATGAAGACTAATTTTCAGCAAAGAGTCGGAGCTAATGGAAGCACTAAAGACCTTAGTGCCAGACTTAACCCCAACCTCTAACGGAGACAGAGCCGACGCCTACTCTCGCAGCTTTCAGCTCATTCTGGAGCTTAAATGCCGCCGCACGCATTATGATGATTTAGTCATTGAAAAGGCCAAGTACCTGTATTTGACCCGTAAAGCGGCCTTAAACGGCCTTACAGCCTTTTACATCTGTTCCACGCCTAAAGGTGTCTACGAATGGAATTTGACCGCTCTAAACGCCCCAGAATGGGTTTTTAAGGGTATGCCAGCGACTACCGATTTTAACCGTAATAACTTTATCCCTAAAGAGGTCGGCTTCCTGCATATCGACCAAGCTCGACAAATCAATTTTTAGACACGCCCATAAATCTATTTGCATTAAATCCATTTAATAAATACATTTAACCCAAGTCGGAGATTCCGACGAAGGGAGCATAAATGACAGAGATTAAGTTCGATACTCAGTCGGGTGCTTGGACAGATGGCAACAATTACGTCAAAGGTTCAATAATCCGACGTTATGCAATTGAACGGCTGGGGCGAAAATCTGCCCGCGGGCGTTTGTCTGCATCTGAAATCAGCACCTATTGGCTGGATAAATTAGGGGTGGCTGGCTATGTTGGCACAATGCCTAAATAACGAGCAATGGTTGGCATTAGTTGTCCTAATTGCAATTGCTTTTGCAGTAGGCATAAAGCTCGGTTACAAGTGGGGCAAAAATGATTGGTATTCCAAAGGTTATGTGAGGGGGCTAAGCGTTGGAAAATCTGGAAGAAAAGACGCCTAGTGAGTGGCTCGCAGATGCTATTGACACCTACCAAGAGCGGGGGTACCAATGGGGTGACCCGAGGGACAATTTTTTACGCATTTACGAAATCGCGGGAAACCTCGGTGTTCAGCTCAGAGACCCAGCTGACGTGGCAATTGTTTTTATCGCAGCGAAACTATCAAGACTTGTGGAAAATCCGAGCAGCGAAGATTCGTATATCGACCTCGTTGCATATTCCGCAATCTTGGCTTCCTTGCGACATACCGATTGGGGCAACTTTGTCGTTGATACGAAACACGAATAGGTCGCAGTTTTGCGATTATTGCAAAGGGAGATGGGGCAAAATGAAGGATGGCAGTTGGCATCCAAACGCACAGCGTCCCGCTGAATGGATAGTCATTTCAGAATCACCCAAAAGACGCGGCAAACGTCGCTTCTATTGCCAGCCTTGCGCTAATGAGGTGCAGAATTGGGCAGATGGCACATTTTGGTCACTAAAGGAACAGTTAGATTATGCGATAAGCAATTTCGCGGAACAGGGACAATTAAATGTCGAATTGGCTTGAAAATTATGAAGGAGTTTGGGAACGGTTTAATAAATTTAAGGCTGAGTTTCCAGACTATCGCCACAAATCACACGTTTTGGCAGAATCGCTAAACAAAGAATCATCGGTTTACATTGTTAAAACAGAGCTTTGGCGTACGTGGAATGACCCAGAGCCATTTGCCACAGGTTTGTCATCCGAAGACAAAGGCAAACCGTACGCAATTGAGATGGCGGAAAGTGGTTCGCTGGGAAGAGCGCTGCAAGTTGCAGGATATGCTGCCAAACCTAATGGCACACCTAAGAAGCCAATCCAAACAACAAAGCCAGAATTGGCTGAGTTTGTTAAGGAGAGGAGACCAAACGACCCTGAACCAGTCGTTTGGGACGTAAGCGCTGTTGCTGAGCAGTTAGGAGCTGAAGTCATTGACGATGTTCCTATCTGCTCGCACGGTGTAATGATTTACAAGGAAGGACATAACGACCGCGGTGACTATCGCGGATTTGTTTGCCCATCAAAAGAAAAGAGCTGCAATAAGTGGTACAAGCTTGATTCAGCTGGAAAGTGGTATCTGCCTAAATGATAATTAACGGAAAGCAGGTGTGTGACACTTGCAATGAGCCCGCACCTGTTGACCACAATGAGCCCAATGAGACTTGGATTTGCAACACTTGTAAATGCAGGTCTAATTGAGCCAGCATCGCAAACATCGAGGGTATGCGACGCAACGTCTGCTTGCCCAGTATCTACGTGAAAACGGTTGGGAGTATGCCGAATCAACGGGAGCTGGGCGAACGGGCAGCGATATAACAGGCGTGCCATTTGATGTTGAAGTAAAGGCCAGAGCAGGATTTCAACCCGCTGCATTGATGAAACAGTTAGATGAGCGAAAAGGTGACAAGCTAGGGTTTGGGGTTTTAAGGCTAAATGGTCAAGGAGAAGCCAACATAGACAATTGGGTAGCAATGCTCAGATTGGAAGACTTAATTGAGTTACTACGACGAATTCATTTTCCGATGCAGCAAATGCGGCAAATGGATAGTGAATCAGAGGATTTGTGAGTCGTGCCTAAATACGATTATTACTGCGAAGCCTGCGACGAACAAGTTGAAATAACGCTAACCATAGCTGCAAGCAATCAAACGATGGTATGCCATTGCGGCAAGCCATTAAGGAAACTATATAGCCCCACACCGACAATCTTCAAGGGTGATGGATGGGCAGGAAAAGGGAGTAAATGAGCACAGAATCGAAGCAATACCACTGTCCGAATGGTCACGGTAAGTTTACGGCCTACATCATCGACAGCTGGATTCCTAAATACATTTGCCCAGTTTGTAACGCTGAGACAGTTGAATTGAAAGAGGGAATGAAATGAGCATTAAAGAGATGAGCGTACAACTAGCCGCTTTAACCGTTTTAGCCGATGAGGTTAAAAAGGCTAAGGATGAGTTAAGAGCTGAGATGATGAGGGAGATGGCTAGCGTGGGGGCAGACCGCGTTAAAGCCTACATAGGTGAGCAATCAATCGCATATATAACCACCGTAAATGGCAAATTAAAGCCTAAAGTGACACGTGAAAATGGATTTATCAATTGGGTCAGAGAGAATATGCCGCACGAGCTTGTCGAAACTGTACGTGAAAACTCACGCGAGCGTATCCTTGAATCCATAATGGCTAATGGTGAATTACACGATTGGTTGGATTATGTAGAGGCTGAACCGTACGTCAGCACGCGTTTCCACGCTGATGGGCGAGAAGCT